TGATTGCATAACTCCCGATGTTACCTGTGTGTATAGACTGGTAACCGCCTATTGTGGTATTGGATAATAAATTAGCCATTTATCTTTTTGTTTAATTCTTGGACTTGATTAGTTAATTGTTTTACTGCACCTATAAGAGCAGCGGTTAAGCGAGAGTAGTTAACCCCTACAGGTTCTCCGTTCTCATCATATTGTACAAATTCTGGGTACACCTCAGCAACTTCTTCTGCAATAAGACCTAGTTCTGTAGTCTGAGACCCAATCTTATTGTAAGTGACTGGTCTCAAATTTACTACCTTTTCTAAATTTCCCTCACTTGTTTTTACGTTTTCTTTTAATTTAAGTGAAGAAGATTCTGTAAGGAATCCGCCAATAGTTAAGTTACCTAAGTAATCTAGTGTAAGTCTTTGAGTATGTGCCGCAGAACCTGGTTGGCGTAAAGCAATACCAAATACTCCTTCTAATGCTTGAGCACCTTTATAGGCTCTTAAAGATACTCTGTGATGATCTCCATCACTGCCCGTAGTAGCCATACCAATCTGAACTTGTTGTGCAGATACTGTATTTTTTACAAAAAGAGCATCGTTGAAATCTCCAGTTGCAGCTCCATGAAATATATTTAAAACCTGCTGACCAGAACTAGTCATGGTATCACCAGCCTTAGAAACCTTACCTGCGATACTATTAGTTACTGTAGTTGCAAAGTTTGAATCGTCTCCTAAAGCAGCAGCCAATTCATCAAGTGTATCTAAAGCACCTGGGGCTCCGTTAATTAAGTTATTGATTTGGGTTGTTACATAAGATGTAGTAGCGTAACTCTGAGACCCTACCCACGACTGAGTAGCAATAGTTCCAGAGATAAGTCCCTGATTAGAACTAGCCATAACAACATATCCCCAATCACTCCAAGAGGTATTATCAGTTTTATTTCTAATTCTCCATCCGTTATTAGGTGTACCATAATGAAACAATTGTTGGACTGTTCCTGTAGAACCACCAGCATTCCATGATAACAGGTGTTGAGAGTGCCCAGTAAAATTTACTGATCTAATCCCATTGTCTGTATAACTATCCAAACTCGCTTCAGCACCTCCAGATAGTAAGCGTAGAAACTCAGTAGAATTTTGTCCATCAAGTAAATCAGCATCTAATCCACTTCCACTTCCATCATTACCTGAGTGCCATACTGTACTTCCACTTACATTAAATCCTCCATCAGCTCTCATTACTCCTGGAGTGTAAACGCCTGAAGCATATTGACTACTATTGTTAAGTCTTAACCATGAATCAGAGTTACCTTCTATTGCATTTTTCTCACCTAAATAAATTACAGCATTACCAGTAATTCTCGTAGTCCAAGTAGTACCATTATGAATAGCAAAGGCATAATTTGCAGAAGGAGACATTCTAGCATAGATACCATAGTCAAGACCTACATTGTTTACATACAAACCCCAGTCATCATTAGTAGATTTGGTTACATATAATACAGCATCTGTAGAAGAGTTACCTGATCCTCCGTTAAATATTCCTCTACCAATTACATGAAGTTCTTCTGCAGGAGTAGAAGTACCAATACCTACTTTACCAGCTTTAGTAAGTCTAATAATATTATCTACTTGGTTTCCACCATTGTTAGCACCAAACACTAAATCGTCTGTACTATCTAAAGCAGTAAATCCTATGTACCAGTTACCATCACTATTTCCTCTTTGTCTTTGCCATCTTAAACCTCCCCAATTAACAGTGGTTGGCATTATAAAACTCAATCCTTCTGCCCACGATTCAGACGCTGGATATATGCGCATATTATTTTCAAATATGCTTTTACCAACAACATGCAATTTAGCTCCAGGACTAGAAGTACCTATACCAATATTACCACTTGTATTTGCAGTTAATATATCTCCGAATGTTGCATTCCACATTCTAAATGTTGAATCCTGCCCATACCATAACCAAGCTGTAGTACTATTTTTAAATCCTACGGCTGGGTATAAAGCATTATATATTCCTATACCAAATGTACCAGACATTTGAGATGTTGGATCTGTAGTTCCAATACCTACGTTGCCATTTGGTAAAATTGTAAAAATAATTTCTTCTCCAGCCCCTCCAGGATTCCCTGCCCCTCTCCAGATAGTAAACGCATTGCTAAGACTAGAACCTCTAGATGAGAGTGACCAATAAACACCATCCCAACTAATTTGATTAGCTGCTGATGTATGTCCGAATAAAATATCTGCTGGGATGGCTGTTCCATTAGAATCTAATCTAATATTAGCACGATCAGCAATTGCCCAGTTTCTACCAATTCTAACACCATTGGTATCTAATGGAGCTGTAGGACTAGTAGTACCTATTCCTACATTACCTGCAGAATTGATACGCAATCTCTCAAGTCCATTTGTAAAAAAGCGAGTAATACCATGAGTATATGTTGCTGAGTTTTTCGCATCTGTCAACTGACCAATACTAAGTATACCTCCAACCGCTCCAGAAGATCCTGGAATGTAATTAAGGGCTACTTGTCTATCCCAATTCCAGTCATCTGACAAAAGAAGAGCTGATCTACCCGATTGACCAAGCATCCATAAATCCTCAGAATAACCTAGTAAATCATAATTATTAATCTTAACCCTTTGATAACCATCGGTAAGTTTAACCGCTATAGCATTTGAACCAAGAGAGTCAGTACGTACATCAAGTTTATAACTAGGACTAGATGTTCCAATACCTACATTACCTGTACTAGCTTGAACTAAAAGATTATCACTATTAACTACAAAATCATCGTTAGGTTTAAATCCTGCCCATTTAGTAATAGCATTGTTAACTAAGAATATTCCTACGCCTGCAGGTGGCCTAACCCAAGCAGATCCATTGTAAGGACTTGCTGACCATGCTCCTGTAAATTCAAGAAGACCCCCACTGAGAAGAGCTCCACTTGCCCGAATACCTCCATCTACATAAAGCTTTGCCCCTACATCTGTAGTAGTACCAATAAGTACGTTACCACCAGAGGTGATGCGCATTTTTTCAGCATTGTTTCCAACAGAAAAAGATATCGGAGTATTAGCTCCGCCACCAGAAGTAGAAGCTATAAAAGCAGAATCTCCATTGTGACCAATGTTTATAGAGGGTACCGAAGTGTAAGCAGTTAAAGTTCCTGTTGATGTTATTGTTCCATCAACTTGTAGTTTTACTACTGGACTAGTTGTACCAATACCCACATTACCTGCAGCAGTAATAGTCATTCTTCTTCCAAGTCCTGTACCTGTTGCAAATGTTATATTTGCTGTTGCAGAACCATAAGTTCCAATACCCAAATCAGTCTCACTACCTGCATAAGCTCCTGTTACATTATTTGCTGAACCTATTGCGGCAAAGTAACTTCCATTAAGGCCAAACTTTAATCCTACTTGACCATAAGAAGAATTTATTGCTAATGGTTCATAAGTTGTACTATTAATCTGTATTCTTTCTACTGTTAAGCTACTTGATAATGTAGCTGCTCCTGTGACTTGTGAAATAGAAAATCTTACTGCGGAAACTGTTCCAAACGATATTATATTATTTCCTAAAACAAACTTTGCCCCATCTCCCCTTGTATTTATAAAGTGTAAATCATAGTTGTTTTCTACATATTGGTAAATTGAATTTGGTACACTTAATGTGTCAAAATATAATTTTGTTCCTACACCAGCAATTCTTAAATCTCCACTAAACGTAGCAGATGTTCCTGTTAATGCACCACCTAATGTTACTGTACCATTTGAATAATAAGTAGAATTTCCACCTAAAGAAATATTACCATTAAATGTTGCAAGACTTGAAAATGTAGATACACTGTTAACAGTAAGACCAAGCACCGATACATTATTTGAGAATGTAGCACTTGTTCCACTTAAAGCTCCTGTAAGTGTGCCTCCAGCTAGTGGAAGCTTAGCGGCTATACTGTTTGTAACAGTTGTTGAGAAGCTGGCATCATTGCCTAAAGCTGTTGCTAGTTCTCTAAGCGTATCTAATGCTCCAGGAGCAGAGTCTACTAGAGAAGCTATGGCACTAGTCACATAAGACTGAGTAGCATAACTAGTTAAACTAGAAGAGGTTAAGTACCCTTGAGAAGTAACCCAAGATTGTGTAGCTGCAAGAGCTCCATTAATAGTAATAGTTCCTGAGGTAACCACATTACCCCCTACTATAAGTCCGTTCTTTACGATAAATTCATTAGACATGTCTTAGTATTTATATTTCCAAACAAATCCGTATGCTAACTTCTTAGTTCCACGAATACACTTTCCTATATGACTATCATCATAATTTAAAGTAGAAGCTATGTTTTTTATGGTAGTTGTCCATTCTCTTATTACAGAATTATCTACTGGGTTAATTTGTAATATACCACCATGATTTTCTAATAAATTCTTTTCTCTAGTGTTTAAACATGCTAATTTATAACTATCAGGTTTAATTCTATTTTTATTAGCTATTGATATTTTTTTCTTGGCTTCTTCAGAGCAAGCATAATTAGACTTTTTTGGAGCCCTTCCTTTCTTTGCTAAACTCATAAGTTGTTTTGTTTCTTCTGATCTTTTCTGCCCTAAGTGATGACT